TCAACATTTGTTTATCGCCTTGGGGACATTTGGGGACACTGACAATATTTCTATTGTTTTATCTTGTTCACGGGTCTTCTCTTCCTTAAGCATATGGGCGTAAACTTTTTGAGTAATGCTTGTATTTGCGTGACCAAGTCTAGCTGAAACGTAGTTAATTGAAACACCCTTATAAAGCAAATAAGAGGCGTGTGAGTGTCTAAGTCCATGAATAGTTATTGGTTGTAAATCTAACTTGCTTATTAGTGAATCGAGGCGATTTCTTACTGTTTGGCGTCTGCAATTAAAAATAAATTCTGTACTATTGTTTTTTTCATTGCTGATTATATTAGCTAGCTCATTAGTTATTTTTATATCACGCACAGAATTTTTATTTTTAGGCTTGCCAACAATATTCCCAGAACGTGATTTATTAACATGAATGTTGTTAGAGGGAATAGAGACGTCCTTGTACTGCAAGGCTAGCACTTCTCCAATTCGCATTCCTGTTTCTAATGCTACAAGGATCGCAAGGCTAGCTTTATCTAATTTAGAGTGATATAAATAATCCTGTAATTTTTCAAATTCTGTAACTGATAAAGCGTTAGTTTTTTTGCTACGTTCTATACCATGTGGTTTAAGCCGTGTGAAGATATCATCTAAAATATATTTGTCGTAAAGAGCATCTTTTAGGCAAGCTTTAATTCTAGACACAATCAAAGTCATAGTGCCTTTAGAAAGTGTTTTACCGATGGTATCAAGTCTAGATTGTAGAAGGGAATACGTTAAGTTTTCAAGGGTAATCCCATCAAACGATTCTTTTATATGTCTTAATGTTGAAATATAAGTATTATAAGTTGACGGTCTTATATCGTTTTTCTTGTAAGTCTCCATCCACATTTTGAAGTAATCGGCAAACGTCATACTAGAAGCTATTATGCTTCTGTTTTGAAGCTTATCAGCTTCCATCATAATTGCCCAGTCCTTAGCTTTTTTCTTTGTATCAAATGTTTTAGATACCTTACGTCGTACACCACTCTGCATGACGGATACGACAACTCTAGTTCTTTTACCTCTTTTTTCAAATGATGCCATATTAGCGAACCTCCGTTCTCTTTTCGGAAGTAGCCCTCAATGCTAAAATAGACAATATAAAAGAGGACTACTTAATGTAGTTTTTTAGGGTTAGGTCACATCCCAAACTTTGGTCGGTGGGGGATGTGGTTTTTTTATTTTGTGGTTATTACATATATTGTAGTAACCACTATTCCCACATACAGAGTCGGACTGTATCTAGTCACCGGAGTGGAAAGGAGATATCATCTAAGCTGAGGGCTATCAAGTATGATTAAAAATAAGCCAATGCAGATAAAGATAACCCCCCAAAACATCTGTGTAAACATACTACGATCACCAAAAAAGAAACGTAAGATATTTAAAGTTCGACCAAGAGGTATTATTAATGCTCCAATAAAAAATATAATTATTCCAATGATAGTCATAATACTCGTTTCCATAAACTATTCGCTCCTTTGTAAATAAAGTATCAATGTAACGCGGTATAGAATGTAAAAAATCCTAAGAAAATACCAGGGATGTTAGCTGCAATGATCGGCCAATCGCGTTCTAACATCTTACTTGGCGGTTAGGGGATGTGGCTTTTTTATTTTAAAGTCCTAAAATTTGTTTTTTCTTCATATCAAATTCCTCTTGTGTGATAATTCCGTCATCAAGAAGAGATTTATATTTGCGTATTTGATCAGGGCCATCAAGAGTAGGCTCTGCTGGTGTATTTGAGTTACTTAATAAGGATGCTTTGTAACGTTCTGCAGAGTCTTTAATTTTAGAAACCATAATAGGAGCGGTGTCCTTATTTACTTGTTCAATAAGAGTAGTAATAGCACCATTCGTTATTGATATCTTGCCTAATAACAATCCCTTTGAATAGGAGACTCCGTTTACCATATCCAAGGGTATCTCAGTTGATTTTATTCCGTACAGCAGCCCTTTATCTATGAATAAAATACGTTTTTGAGTAAGCACAATTAATACAGTGTTACCATCTACGAAACCTGATGTAGCATATTGTATAACTTCATCATCATTTAATATTTCAGGTAATGCTTTAATTTCTTTTTTTGTTCCAAAGGTATCAGAAACATTAGCAGCAGAGAGTTGTTTTTTTACTTCTTGCAATTCCATAATAATTCCTCCAAAAATATGTACAGCTTTTTACGTCAATCAGTATTTGGACGTAAGGCTATTCTTCTGGTATTCCATATGAAGAAACCAATTCGTTTAATGTTTCTGGATATCGATCATTTTCTTCTATATAAAGAACGCCAAGTAAAGCAGCAGCAAAGACGTCTGATTCGTGCTCTAGCTTAGAGTGTCCAAACCTAATACCAGTGTAGTATCCAGATAATCCCTCATGTAAAATTACGTGCCCAACTTCGTGAGCCATAGTGTAGTAACGAGAGGGTAGGTACTTAATTCGTTCATTCATCATAACGACAGGTTCGTCATCATCATAAGTTGTTTTAGCAAATGGTCTTTTTCCAAATAAGGGAGTCCATTCAACATCTATATTTAACTTGTCAGCAATGACAAACGGATCAGCAGTTTTGTATCTTTCAACCACAGTTTCCACGGCTTCTTTGATTTTATCGGTATTCATAGGTAACACCTCTTAATCGTGCTTGTGGCGTTTCCAGAATATTGTTGTCATTGCAAGTTTTACTTGCTGCTTTTCTTCCTCGGTTAAATCTTCGCCACCATAAGTCATTCCACCCTCAAGATTTCTTTCCAAGAAAGTTTCCAAATCTTTTGTATCATTTTCATTTGCCCAATCAGGTGTCTCATTCTTACCTAATAGGTAATCCACAGTAACGCCTAAAACGTTAGCAACGGATTCAACTTTATCTATGGACGGATTTTGATTTTTCCATCTGTAAATTGCGTTTGTACCTAGTTTGGCTTTTGTGTTAACTTCACGCAAGCTCATTCCACGTTTTTTTGAAATCTTTTCTATACGTTCAAATATTGTCATATCAACGATTCTCCGTATTCTAGAGAATTAAATTTAATTTATTGGTTACAAAAGGTTGATTTATTTAACCAATTAGTTTATATTTAATTCATCAAGTAATTGAGCAATAAAAAACAGACCTATCTAAACAATAACTTTGGCGAGGAATTGTGGTAGTAGTAGGCTTTATATTGCTTATTTAGTATGGACTAAGTTTAGCTTATAGGTTAAAAATTGTCAATAACTTGATGAATAAAAAACAGAAAGGAGAACTAAATATGAAAAAGAAAGTTTTAGTCACAGAGGTTAATCCAGGAATGATTGAAGAGCGGGCGAATGTTTCCTTGATTCTTGAAAATGGAGATCAACTTATCAGTGAAATAAAAAAAGCTCAGCAACAAATTGCCGAACTAGATAAAACATTAGCCAGTATTGAACACTTTATTCCTATTTTTCACTATTCAAAATAGCGACTGGAACAAATGAGATGTCTTTATCAAAGCGATAGAAATTTGGAAAATTTAACCCACTTTCCAAAAAGCTTACATTCGTAAGTGATGACGTAGAAGTAGCCACATGTAATAGTTCATTCTTTACAAAATCCTCAAGGCTAGTAAAGAACTCTTCTAAGTTGTTTTGGTAATGTATCCTAGTTTCTGGTAAATCAGGGATTATTTTGAATTTCTCGTTGAAGTCTTTTCTAAATCTAATTTTGTCTTCCTTGCTGGCAAAAACACCATTGGATTCAGTGTCTTCATTTAAAAAATTCGCTATTAGATGTGAATTAGCAACTTTAAAAACGATGCTTCTTTGGTCGAAATTGTCGTTAAAGAGCTGAGACACACCGTAAACAAATAATTTTGTTTCACTTAGATTCATAATTTATCACCACCTTTAATTGAACTAACTAAATTATATCAATAAAAAACAGAAAGGAAGTGGAAACTTTGACAGAAGAAGCAACATTAGAAAATCAAGCTTTAGAGCTCCAACTAAAAATTGAAATTGCTCGTAAGCGTAAAGGGATGACACAAGAACAATTGACTGCCGCTATTGGCGAAAAGTGGCCTTCAGTGGTAAGCAGGGCAATACGAGGTGATCAATCACCGAAATCCAAACGCGTTCGAGAAAAAATTTACAGAGTATTAGATCTCTAGAGAGGATTGAATAGTGAAAAAGAGAATTATATATAGACAGCTAAAAGGATGGCTTGTTTCGAATAATATTTCTCAAAAAAGAGTGGGCGAAATTATTGGAACAACGGCTAATGTGGTTAATAAGAAGCTCAATGGAACTGGATCCGATTTTAAGCTATCAGAAGTCCGGACTCTTCATAACAAATTAAAAGTACCAACAGATTGTTTTTTTGAAATTGAAGTTCCTTTATCAGAACAAAAAGAGACGTGCTAATAAATTTAAAAAGGAGTGAACATATATGAATGAATTACAAAATTTCAACTTTGAAGGAAACGAAGTACGAACTGTACTAATTAATGACGAACCATATTTTGTTGGCAAAGACATTGCTGATGTTCTTGGGTATTCAAATTCACGGAAAGCACTAATTGATCACGTGGATGAAGAGGATAAGAATACCGTAACAATTCGTGACGGTAATAAAGGAAACCCTAATCAAGTAGTGATTAACGAATCAGGGATGTACAGCTTAGTACTTTCAAGTAAATTACCAAATGCTAAGAAGTTTAAACGCTGGGTAACAAACGAAGTTCTGCCATCAATCCGAAAACATGGTGCTTATATGACGGATGAAAAGATTGAAGAGGCTTTGCTGAATCCTGACACGATTATTAGTCTGGCAACCAAATTGAAGAACGAGCGTGAAAAAGTAGAAGTTGAACGTAACGGTAGATTAATTGCTGAACAACGAGTTGAAGAGCTTCAGCCTAAAGCAGATTACTACGATCAAATATTATCGAATAAGGGAGTGGTAACAGTAACCTCGATTGCTAAAAATTATGGTATGACAGCTCCAGAATTAAATAAGTTATTGAATCAGTTAGGTGTTCAGTACAGCCAGTCTGGAAGCTGGTACCTATATAAGAAATATCAAAAAAACGGTTATACGCATACTATCCCAGTTCCTTATTCACACAGAGATGGAAGACCAGATATTAAACCTCAAACTAAATGGACACAAAAGGGCCATATATTTATTTATCAACTATTAAAGGAACATGGAATACTACCAATGATTGAAATGAAAGACGCGTCAGCGATGTAGTTAAGTCGATAACTTGATGAATAAATAACAGAAAAGGAGAACTAAATGAATATTCAAGAAGCAGTAAAGCAATCGCTTAAAACGGGTAAGCAGTTTTACCGTAAGAGTGAAGGGGATCAACTAACATTTGAAGTTTCTAAATCAAATCGATGCATAGATATATATAGAAATGGAGAAAAAATTTCTGGTTGGTGGAATCCAAGAGATAACGATTTGATGGCAAATGATTGGAAAATAAAAGAGTAGTTCCTAATGGAACCGCCCTTGATATTACTTAGTAGGAACTTTTGTTGAGATTAAAATATCAGTCAACAAATCACTACCAAATTGTAGTTCGATAAATCCTGAACCTTCAAGTGAAAGTAGAGATTGTGCAAAATCCATATCGCTTAGAGTAGAAGCTTTGCGAACTTTTGAAGGGTCTATATTGGTCGGACGACTATCGTCAGCAAGTTCAATTATCGTATTTAACAATTTTTCATTTGAATTCACTTGTATCACCACCCTTTAACTAAATTATATGCATGAAAGAAGAGAACAAAAGTGAAAATACAAAGCTGGTTAGAAGACCATGAACGTGGATTAATAGCACTTAGTGGATTTTTATTAGGTGCACTAGGTGGAATATGTGGAGCAATTCTCGTTATCTGGTTACTTAATTAGTAAATCATTAATTAACCACCTTTTATTGAACTAACTAAATTATACACAAGAAATAGGGAAAATAATATGAACAAATTAGTCATTATGAAAGACCAACAAGCAGTAACGACTAGCTTACAAGTAGCAGACAGACTAACAACGTTAGGAGCATAGAAATGACAGTAAACAAAAACAGATTGTCTGATGACAAGTATCCAATGCTAATGGACAAAAAAACAGTAGCAGAGTATTTAGGAGTTTCTAAAAGTTCAGTTGATGTTTTTCTTTTAAACGACAACTTGAGTACAGCAACTTTTGAACCTAGCAAGCTTAAGCGAAACTTTTTTATCAAAACGAAAGTTAATAAATGGCTGGAGGAATTGTAATGGTAGTAACAGTAAGCCTAGGGCAATTAGCATTTTATCTAATTTCAGTAGTAGTGGCTGGATTAATTGGACACTCGATGAAAGGAGGTGAAAAGTAATGAAGTTAGTAAAGATTAAAGAAGATTTGTATTTGAATCCAAATAATGTTCAATCTGTTGAATTTGATGACGAAGATAATACAACACTCATAACAATGGTGAATGGAGAAGTTTTTAGCTTAAAGCTACCAACTAAAAAAGTACTCGACGCTATTTGCGGTAGCGAGGAGCACTTAGTAAATGATGCTAGTATGAATATTCTTAAAGCAGAGAGTATTAATTCTGGTCATTTGAATCAACAAAAATACCCATCTCGGTAAATACATTAAAAAGGGTGATTAATGTTTGCTTCGTAGTGATCTTGTTAATGTATTGAAGAGAATTAGCAAGGGCATTGATCTGTTCTTGGTTCAATTGGGTATCAGATGAATTTTGGATATTGGAAGCAACATATTTCATTTCTGCTTTAATAGATTCTTCAGTCCAAGCAGCATCCATATGTTTATCAATTAGTTTCATTATCTGTTCATTGGAAAATTGCATAATAATTTCACCTCCTTTCATATCGATTATACAAGAAAGAAGGTGTTCAGAATTAAGAATTTAAAATAAAAAGCCCGCTACGGCAATAGCGGACTTCGAAAACAAATAACATCAAAGGAAGTATAACACAAATGAATCAACAACAGTTCGAACAATATGAACGTGAATACGAACAAGAACGAGAACGCAAGGAAATTGAAGCATTATTTGGAAAGGACGAACACAAATGATTAGTAATCTTAGCGAACCTTTACGGACGATGTAGGACACTTAACCTAAGGAGAAAATAATATGCTACAACAAACAATCGACGTTACAACAACGCCAGAGCTTAATAAAGCTCTATATGAAACTCAAAAAGTTCTTATTCAACCATCGAAAAATAAAGATGCACACTATGGCAAATATGCTGATTTAAGTGCGATTGATAAAGCAATCCGTAAAGCAATCATTATGGCAGATTCAGGCATTAGCTTTTCACAAGGTGTGATTGATGATGCTAATGCGAACGGCAAGGTTTCACACAAGATTTATACTGTCATTCGTCATGTTAGTGGTGAAGAAAAGATCATCTACGGTGATTCATTCCCAGATGATTCAAACATGCAAAAGCAGGGTGCAAATGAAACCTATGCTAAGCGGACAAGTTTGTGTCTAGCATTCGGTATTGTTGCAGATGATGATGACGATGGGCAAGGTGTTTCATTACTTGAACAATATCAGAAAAAAGAAGAGGAAAGCAAACTTAAAGTTATTGCTTACCTCAAGGACAACATTAAGAAAGTTAACAAAGACGTTTCTGAACGAGTATTTGCCGTCTTAGGTAAGAAAGATAAGACGTTAGACCATTTGAGTTATCGTCAAGCTTTGATTTTAAGTGGAGCATTGATGTATGAACTTTCAAGAGAAAACACTGAAGAATAGGAAGGTATGTGAAAAATGAGACAGATTACAATTTCTGGAAACATTGGAAAAGATGCAGAACTACGAAGTACTAACAATGGCATGCAAGTATCCAATTTTAATGTGGCTGTACGACAGAATCGACCTGATAAAGATGGTAATTATGGTACAGATTGGTTTAGGTGTGCCGTATGGGGGAAACGAGCGCAGACAGTAAATAATTACTTTAAAAAAGGTAGTCATGTAACTGTCACGGGGGCCTTAAATATTAGTCAATACAACGGTGAAACACAACTTAGTATTGACGTATCAGACTTTGATTTACCAGATAATCGAAATACAAATAATGTTAATTCAACACAGAAGAATAGCAATAATTTATTTAACAATGGTAGTCAATCAATTGATGTTGGTGACGATGATTTACCATTTTAGAATATTTGGAGAATAAGGAAAATGGCACAAAGAAGAATGTTCAGTAAGAAAATAACAGATACGGATATATTTTTGGATATGCCACTATCATCGCAAGCATTGTACTTCCATTTAAATATGCACGCTGATGACGATGGCTTTGTATCGAATGCCAAAACAGTTAAGAGAATGATTGGGTCTAGTGATGACGATTTAAAACTACTTTTAACTAAGAATTTTATATTTGCGTTTGAATCTGGTGTGGTGGTAATTAAGGATTGGAAAATCCACAATTATATCCGCAAAGATACCTACAATACAACAATTTATGGCGATGAAAAAGAGCAATTAGCTCAAGATGAAAATGGTTCGTATACGCTAAGTCCACGTGCCGTCGACGAACCGTCACCACAGGTTAGGTTAGGTAAGGATAGGTTAGGTAAGGATAGTAATATATATAGTTCATCTAACGATGAACCGTCTTCTTTAGAAAACGATTTTGAAATTATTTGGAAAGATTATCCAAACAAAACAGGTAAAAAACAAGCTTTCAATCATTATAAGAATTGGAGAAAAAAGAGTAAGAATAATACTAATGATTATTTGATGAATAAATTGGCTATGTACAAAAAACATCTAGCGCTTAATTCGTGGAAAAGACCAATGAATGGATCAACGTGGTTTAACGGTCGTTTCGATGATGAGTTAGACATGACAGTCCAAACGCAAGCAAAACGAGTTATTCAAAGGGAGACTTTACCAGATTGGGCGGTAGATACAAATGATTCGACAAATAAAACTAGTGAAAAAAGCACAGCAAGTTCTGAAGAGATTAACGATATGCTAGAAAAACTAAATAAGAGGAAAAGTAATGGTTAGATTAACAATTCTGGGCGAGCCAGTACCAGCTAGTAGACCACGAGTTACAAGACGTGGATTTGCATTTACGGCTGAACCATATAGAAGCTACAAAAAAATGGCTCATCAGGTAATCAAAGAACAGTACTCAATAGAACCACTGCAGGGGGCGCTACATGTACAAATTAAATTCTATCGATCAGTTCAAAAGAGTGTTTCAAAAGTGGAACGCCATAGAAGGCTATCAGGAGTCCATAGACCGACGATGAAGCCTGATATAGATAATCAAATCAGTTACAGACGCCTGTACAGGAATCGTATGGAAGGATGACAACCAGATTGTAAGTACTAAGTCCGACAAATTCTATTCAGAAGAACCACGAGTAGAAATTTATGTGGAGGAGCTATGAATTTTAAAAATTTAACTAGTGAAGATGGAGTTTAAATAATCATGACAATGGAACAGATTGTAACAGAATTGTTTGGCAGTCATTGGACTACCGAAGAATTAAAAGGACTTGAAAAATCAGTCAAAACTTTAATTAAAGAAGATCGTAAACGGAGGTACCAGCAACGTGTGGGTGATTAAGAATTTAGCAAATGATAAATATTATAAAAAATTAGAGGAACACAACCATAAGTTAGATGCAGAACGTGAAGAAGCTACTACGTTTAATAGCCAAGAACGAGCAATCAGCAAAGCTTCAATCTTACATGCAGAACTTAGTACGTTAGGACTAGGAATTAATTTTAAAGTGGAGGAAGTGAATCTTAATGAATAAAGAAGAAAGCATGATAAATGTTATTGAAAGCTTATCCGAAGCGTTACAAATTGCAAATCAAGTTATTAAAAAGTTAATGCAAGAAAAAAAGACTAAAAGTTAGTCTTTAGATGTAAATTGTTCGGCTTCTGCGACAGTCTTGTCTAATTCTATCAGTGCTAATAAAGCATTAATAAAAGCTTTCATACTATTGATGTCTTTGTCTTCATGTCTGCGAGTATAATGAGTTTCATCATTTCCAATCCAGGTAATTGCTTTTGACACTGTTTGAATACGCGAATCACTTATTTTTTGAATTTTTTGATTCAATGAAGTTTTAGGATCTTTTATCCAATTTTTGTCTGCGTTATTTGATTTATCAGGAAATTTTAATAAATAATCTGAAACAAGAAATTCAACGGATTTACGGTAACCCATACCAGCTATTAAATACAAGTCGTTATCTTCTGCGATTTTAGATTGTTCGTAAATTTTTACAAAATCTGGGAAGGTTTCAGAAATATATTTACTAACTGATATGTTCATACTCTTTTTGGGAATTGAATCAATAGAAGTAAACCAGTCATCAAATACGATTTGTTTTTCCTTTAAAAAATGTATAGTTGTTGATTCGCAATCGTAGCAAAGTGCCAAAAGGATACCATCATAATTATCAAATGTTCCAGATGTTTTAAAAGCAAAAATTAGGCGCTGCTTACCAGATTGATTACAATGTGGACAAAAGGTAGGAATTTTGAGCTGCAATTCGTCATTTTCGTATATAGAATCTTCTTCAAAGTCAAAATAATTAATATATTCGTTGTTCATTTAATCACCTCGAAATGATTATACATTAAAATTTGAATTTTTAGATATAAATCTAAAATATGAATGGATATTAATTTATAACCCAAACTAGTTTCATAAATTTAAAGAGTTGGCGGTAATAAAAAATACCAACTGAATTAGATTGTGGTTGATATTTAAGGCTAACAATAAAGGAAGAGTTAGGTTTTGATTATTAATTTTTTGAACCAATATTTTTTAACTGTAAAATTACACTTTCAACAAGTGATTTATAGTCATTTGCATTTTGAATAGTTAAAGATTCTATATCCATATTTCCGTGAACAATATTATTACGCATTATTCTTAATGTTCTAATTTGTTTGTACAATTTATTTGAAATGATATTTTCGTTGTAAAGTCTTAAAACAGTTCGCATCAATACAGGTCGGTTAGTACCGGATTCGGGAATCACATCGTAACTATTGGAAAAGATATTTATAATTTCTGTTTCAAGCAAAATATAACTTTTAAGTATTATTTCTAAAGGTGATTCTGATGAGTTTGTTTTTTTATCCCCTGTTACGGGAGATTTTACAGTTGAATTGGCCATTTCACGGATTGTTGACCAATTTACAGAAATATTTCCAAATGAAAATGACATATCATGCTTATTCAACATTAACGGAATATTTTGAATTAATATTTTTAAGGATTTTCTAAAATACAAAAAAACAAATAAAATAAACATAGGCCATGCTGCATGATTTAAAAAGTTAAATATTAATTTTAATAATAAATAAATTTCATGATGGTTAATCATAATCCACTCCTTTTATTATTTATAATACTAACATATAACCGAAATGGAAAAATATTGTATATGGAATTATCTAGTAACCAGATTACTAGATAATTTTAAAGAAGGTTTATCCAAATTGGAATTCAAAATAAATAAAAAAGCATCCCTCATAGAGGAACGCTTCGTAGCAATATCCAACAGATATTATTATACTACAGGAGTTGAGGGCGTGTCATTATTACCAGAATTAGATGAAATTAAGACCATAGGAAAAGTTAAATGTTTTTTTGAAAAAGAATTCCCAACATTGCAGAACATGGCACATACTGCGTTTGTCGATATTAAATCGCCAGTAATTAGTGGCATGCCTGTATCCCATAGTGCTGATAATGGGGCGGAAGCTAAAGTTACATTACATGTTTATGCGAAAGACATATTAAACAAGGTAATCATATCATGTGGTGGATTGGATTATGACCATCGTCACGTATTAGAACTGCGTTATTTCAAACGATTAACTTGGTCGGAAATTGAAGAATTAACAGGTTACAATCGAGGCTATGAAAATAAAAGATTAAATGAAGCTTTACTACAATTTGCATGGGCATTTGTGGATGTTGAAGATTTAAGAGTGTTCAAAAAGTAACAAAATCAGTACAAATTGGTTACACAAAGCATACAAGATACAGTTTATATTAGTATTATCGAAAGATTAGTAAATAATTGCCGGCAAGCAAAGTGGTTTTTTAATCTTTCAAGTGAGGCAAATGGTTAACAAGCACGATTCTTTTCGACAAATAAATTATTAGGAGACGTGTAGCTTGTTGCAAGGTTCGATTCCTTACTGTCTTATTTCCGCAGTCCCAAACTCTGTATGACACCAGCCTCGTGTGAAGGTAGTGAAGATGGTGTTTTGAGTGAGTGGCAAAAACGGTAGGCGCTCCACTTAGTGTTAGAAGTGGTATGGCTCACACCCAGACAAAGATTTGGAATCCTACAGAGTGGATCATTTGTTTATTCCACTAGAGATGTGGCGGAATAGGTAGACGCTATCCGAAGCTAAGGTTGAAAGAAGCCAAGAACAAGTAGGAGAGTACAAATTCCAGTATATGTAAGGTGCAAATCCTTACCATCTCATAGTTATAACACTAAAGTCACATAACTTAATTGTTGTGTGGCTTTTTAATATATGTGTATATTTGATAGACTTACTTAGGTAGATCTATTTTTGTGCTGGAGGGAAATTAAATGAATTGGAAAAGAGTTAGGTTTTGGACGGTCCTTATTGTGATATTAGTTCTACCTTGGCTAATTGGAGTGGCAATTAATAATATCCCCAATTTTGGATCAGTTGGTAGTCAGTCTGAATGGTTGAGTTTTTGGGGAAGTTATGCTGGATCAATAATTGCAGTGTTAGGAGTATATTGGCAAGTAAGTAAACAGTCCCAAGAGACTAGAGATGAAGTGGATAAGCAGAGACAACAGTTTGAAAAACAATTCAAAGAGCAGAAACGCCAGTTTGAAATACAGCTCAATGAATCAAGGAGTCAATTGGAACAATCAAAAAAGAACGATTTTATTAATTCACTCAAGCTAAATGATATAAATTTGCTAAATAAAATTTTTGAACAGACAAACGATGTATATTATAAACTTGAAAATATATATTTTGATATAGGTGAGATGAAATTTAAAGGACACGTTGTTGATAAAGAGGAAACTTTAACTAAATTTGATAATAAATTCAATTCAATAATAGATCCATATGGAATGTTTTTGAATGGACAAATGCTGTTATTCTCATATCCGAGTGATGAAATGAAAATAAAGTGGAACCAAATAGTTAAATGTGTAGCTCAAGTGAGAGATGAAATTATGAAATCTGAAACATTTATAATTGATGAAAAGAAATTGGAAATTGCATATAAAAAGCTTTTAAAATCATTTCTTGAATTTTCTAATGTAGTGGCGGCCAGCAGAGAGAATTTAACTAGTATCAAAAAAATATAATCTGTAAAGTCTTGATAATTAATTTTATTAAGGCTTTTTATTTTGGAGGTAATCACATGTGGGAACACAAATGGATTGATGAACACTTATTTAGTACATTGCTATTACTTAAGATTCCTAAACCAATGAAGATTAGATTTCCAGTATCTGGCGGGACTAAATGGTGCGTTAGGTTTAAAACAATGGATAAACAAGGTAATGGAGAAACACGTGAATATATTGTGGAGGTAAATATATGAGAGTACTTATTATTGGTTACACAGAAACTGATACGTATGAAGAGTTCAAAGATTATATACAAAATAGAAAATACCTTGCTACTGGTGATTATGTTCCAACTAAACACATGTTCATTTCTAAGTCTGGTTTGACTGTAGAACACATTTCATTACGACAACATCGTAGAGATTCACTTCAACAATATCTCGAAGTAGATGTTTCACCATTAGCATTGAAGCATATGAAACCATCTGATTTAGAGTGGATTCAATCGTTAATGATAATGGGAGATGATTAATTATGAAGCGAAGAATAGTACGAGGCCTTAATTACTTTAATGTGCGTCCTCCAGTAATAGTGTACGGCTATGATGAAACCACAACGTTTGTAGGCTGGAACGACAATAGAATTATACCTAATTACAGAACTGCTAAGCATATTTATTTAAACGCGGAGGTAAACATTAATATGGCAGGAATTAAAATGCATCATTGCTATCATGTCGGTTGTCATGAGTTGTTGCCGTTTGAAGTAAAGTATTGCAGGAAGCATACGATTAACAAGATAAGGACACCAGAAGATAGCAAGCGAGATAAGTTTTATAACCAATATAAACGAGATAAAGAAGCCAACAGCTTCTATCATTCTAAGCGATGGACTGATGTACGTAACTATGTAGTTGCTAGGGATATGTATGTATCTGGAGTTAGTGAAGGGATATTAAATGATAAGGATATCATTGTAGATCATATCATCCCTTTAAGACTACTAAATGGTGATGATAGATATGAGATGAGTAATCTATGGTTGCTATCTCGTAAGGAACATAATATCAAGACTAAGTTAGAACAGAGCATGAAATCTAATCAGTTAAGACATGTTAGTAAGGATTGGTGGATTAAGGTTATCAAAGAGAAGCTAGGAGGATAAGGCATTGTTTATCTATGAAGCAAACAAAGCTTATGGGGTATCTAAGGAATCTTCTAATAAAAGAGCTACTAAGTTTATTGAGGCAATTAATAAGGATATTGAAGAAGCCTCGAATGCAGGAGTGACTAGGATTAAGGAACATGAAGTACAAGGATCGGTAATACTAGGCTTAGTCGATTTTCTAGTCGAGGCTGGTTATCAAGTAGACTATGAAGAAGACGGAGACTTGAATACGGGAGTAGTTAGTTATCCAACATATTGTGTAACGATTGATTGGTCAGGAAGAATAGTGGAGGAATAGTTATGGCAAGCAATAATATTCAAGAAGTAATTAGAGGAACTGCTAAAGGAATGATTAACAAATTGTGTGAATCAGAATTACAAGAAACTAAGAAGTATGATGATTGCAAGTATTGCCATGAACCATTTGAATCTATAGGATTAGCGAAAGATATCGATAACGAAGCAATAGTGTACCTTAATGTTTTGAGAGAGAGTAACATTATTAAATTCTGTCCAGTTTGTGGTAGAGATTTAAGTATTGGATCTTACAAGGACATGTTAAAAGAAGTTCGTGATAAAGCGATTGAACAATTGAATACACAAAGTGATGAAACACAAGAAAAATAAAAAGTAAAATTATTTTTTGAAGATAAAATTAAAAATATAATTATAAAAAAGTCAAACAAACCCCCGCCCCATAGGCTTTCTGATAAAGAGCGAAACGCAATAGTGGTCTCTCGCTATATGCTACTTTTAAAATTTTTAAGGCAGGGGGGGTACCCTGAGGAAAGGAGTGTATTTAAGATGGCACAGAAGCCGTTTAAAGACCAGAATGGCGGGCGTTTGTCTAGTGATCCACCAAAGTATCTAGGAACTGAAGCAAAGGCTGTATGGCGCAAAATCGTGCCTTTTTTAGAAAGCGAAGGAAAAGTCCAAAGAATAGATGCTAATTTAGTTGAAATTTACTGTACACAGTATGAATTGTATCGTAAATCGTATGATCATGTGAAAAAGTATGGAGAAGCAAAGGCCGCTTATAAGTCTTTACAAAATGCAAGTGGTGAGATTATCGGTAAAGACTTTGTAGCATGGAAAAAGAATCCAATGGTACAAATAAATGATTCAGCATCTAAAGCCCTAATCAAGGTTGGTGCAGAGTTAGGATTGTCTCCAAAGAGTCGTTCAGATTTGATGCAATTAATTCAACCGAAAGATAAGAGTAAGAAGTCACTTGCTGAGAAACTTAGAGAGGGAGCTGGTGACTTCTAATGATTGATAAGGTAGATTTCTCCAAAGGAGAGGCTAGCTTCTCTGATGCAGTTAAAAAGATAGATTTTACGCCTATATTAAAGAAGTACCGTGACCCTGCAACTGTTTATGCCTGGTTAGTCGTTAATGACAAGATTGTTTCCGGTGAGATGATGAAGCTAGCTTGTTTTAGGCATCTACAGGACTTAAGAAGAGCCGAAGACCCAGACGAAGAATTTCCTTATCGCTACGATTTAGGGCGGTGTCGTAGTATTTTAGGGTTCGCTTCTATCTTCCCTGAACCAGCGCACGGTAAGCCCATGCCATTAATGTTATGGCAAAAAGCAATTTTATGTATGAGTAAAGCTTGGGTATACAAGGATAATGATAACTTCCGTTACACTCGTGTGATTGTATCTGTTGCACGTGCTAACGGTAAATCTTATATCGCCAGCATCATGCTGTGGTACACCTACTTAATCGAATGTGCTGGATTATCCAATCAAGATATTGGTTACACAATGCCGACTGGCGCACAGATGAAAAAGCCGTGGGCTTATGTGCTAACGTCTGGAAGAATTCTAAAAGATACCGAAGAAGACATACAAGAAATTTTAAACGATACTGACACTTATATTGGCGAACAGGGTATTAAATCTGCGATTGGTAACAAAGTTGTTCAGCTATCTAATGAGTCTGGTCAATTTGATAGTTACCATTTTCGCTTGGCAGTGGTTGATGAAGCAGGAGATGGAGGTTACGCTCACAAACCTAATATCGGTAAAATCACTCAAGGACAATCTCACTTACCTAACGCTCAATTATTAATGATATCTACTTCTTATGAGAACACAGAAACGTTGTTCTATAAAGACCAGATACGTTTAAAAGACGTTATGAAGAAAGACTATTCCCGTGATGAAGACAGCTATTTATGTTTGGTATGGCAACAAGACAATTTGGATGAAATTAACCAACCTGGAACTTGGATTAAGAGCAATCCATTGCTAGAGCTAGATAAAGACGGTGCTATCTTAAAACGCATGATTAGTGATAAAGATGCTCACATAGCTTCTGGAATTGCTAATGAGTTTCAAAATCGTAACTTAAACAACTGGTTGCAGGTTAAAGCTAATTCGTACATTAGTCTTGAAGATTTAGAGAAGGCAGTTATACCTAAATTTAACGTTGATGGAAGGAAAGTTTATATCGGATACGATAAAGGACAATTCAGTGATGATAACGCAATCGCTTTTGTATATCCTTATGAAGATAACGGAGTAGGTAAGTTCCATGTCGAGCAATTCTCGTTTATTCCACTTAGGAATTCTAACAATGATATCAATGTTAAAGAACATCAAGATGGAATTAATTATCGTGCAGAAGTTGAAAAAGGATTTGGTAGGATTACTGAAAACTTATACGGCATTGTTGAAGATGACGAAGTTTACAACTGGTTGATGAACTATGTTGAGATACACAATCTAGAAGTTAAGGCATTCTGTTATGATCATTACCATGAAACTGCAATGACTAAACAGATTGTAGATAATACTGAATGGATATGTATCCCAGTTGCTCAAGGCGTAAGAAGTCTTAATGAACCAACTCGTTTTTTCCGAGATGAATTACATCAAGAGCGCATTACAATGTTGGACGATGGAATTCTACAGTATTCTCTTAAGAATGCTTTGTTGTTTGAAGAAAATAATGGTATCAAGATTAATAAAGATAAGCGTACAAGTAAAATCGATGCAGTAGATGCTTTAATTGATGCCTTTTATGAAGGGATGTATTACTTTGACGGCGTTTCAAATATTAAAACTAAATCCATTTGGGACAATAAAACAACAGATGAAATTAACGATTACTTTATGAACGACTTTAGTTTTTAGGAGGTGGAAAATTGAAACGAACTAGATGGTTTGGACAATTAATACTAGCAAACATCAGTTTAATATTAATGATTATGGCTCTGACTACGTTTACTGTAGCAGGGTTTTTATTTTGCAAATATGTTGGATTGATAGTCCTGGGCTTATCTCTAATCTACCTTAGTTGGATTACAGCGAGCAGGAAGGGAGGTGAGTAATGTATGGCAATTAATCCATTTCCTCGTTTAAACACTCGTTCACAAAGCTTACCAAGCGGTTATATGCCGTTTACAGTTACGGGCAATGCAATTATACCTGAACCAGTTGTGAGCGCTGATACGGCTATTAAGAACTCTGATATCTTTTCAGTTATCAGTTTAATTAGTTCTCAATTAGCGAGCATTAATTATGTGATGGACAACCCATTTAATGACGTATTTAACCATCCAAATGACAAAATTAATTCTTATGGATTCTGGACGTCAGTTATTAATCAAATGTTGCTTACTGGTAATGCGTATGTAGCAATTCGTAGAAAAAAAGGGATACCAGTAGAACTTGAAGAAATTCCATACGCAAACGTTCAAGTTATTCTTGGCGATAACAATGGTGATTTAACTTATCAGGTGTCTTACAACGATGAACGTAATAGTGAAGTTATTAGATCTGACGATATGTTACATTTTCGCATCTTTGTTACTGGTAATTCACTTTACCAATACGTTGGGACATCACCACTACAGGCACTAATTAACGAACTATCTTTTCAATCTCTATCTAGTAGATTATCACTTAATACGCTCAAAAATTTCATTGCACCTAGTCTAGCTATTTCGGTACCGGAAGCCAAAATATCTAAAGAAACCAAGGAATCAATCAGAGAAGGATTCTATGACCAGTATTCTGGTGCTAACCAGGGTAAACCAGTTGTATTAGACCGTTCAGCTACTATTGATGCTTTACCAACCATTGACGCTAAGACAGCTGAATACCTGAACAATGTAGATTGGACTAGAGCACAAGTTAGTAAGGTGTTTGGGATTCCAGAAAATTATTTAAATGGTCAAGGTGACCAGCAAAGTTCATTAGATCAGTCTACAAGCATGTTTATTAGTAGCTTTAATCGTTACATTAAACCGTTTGTAAGCGAGTTAGAACAGAAGTTTAAGGTTCCTGTTAAAGCAGACCTAGACCCTATTGTAGACCCAACAGGTTCTAAATATGCCGATATGATAGCTAAGTTTGCGAGTGGAAAAGCTCCTGTTTTGAGTGGTGAACAAGTAATTAACCTTCTTAAGCGAAAGGGGGTGATAGATGATGACTTCGAAAAATGATGTTCGAAGTGTTTTAAATAAAAATTGGCACTTACGGGACTTAAGCAATGATGATAGTACATCTGCTATTGGACAGGTTACTGGTTACGCCTGTGTATTTAATCAACCAAGCGAAGACTTAGGTTTTATTGAATATTGTGATCCCAACATGTTTGATGGCGTTGATATGAGTAATGTATTAGCTCTTTATAGTCACGATTTATCCAACGTTTTAGGTAGAGTATCGGCTAATACTTTAGTTTTGGAGGTTGATGATTACGGGCTTAAATTTACGCTGGATATTCCAGATACAACTCTGGGAAGAGATGTTTACACTAATATCAAAAATGGAAATTTAGAAGGTTGCTCTTTTGGATTTACTATTAAAGATGATTCTTGGAATAGAGATGAAAATGGTCAATTAGTTCACACAATCTTACAAATTGGAGAGTTAACCGAGATAAGCATTACACCATTACCCGCTTACACAGAGACTAGCGTTGCTGTTAGTCGTGGATTAAAGAAAATTAATGAAGAGACACGTCGGAAAAAGGCGCGTCTTTTTTTAGATTTAACAGAAATGGAGGTTTTTTAATTTGAATAAAGAAAAATTAGAACAGCAATTACGGGATAAGACGGGGCAACTTAAAAGTTTGATCTCTGAAACTAGAGATCTATTGGGTGCCGAAGACAGTTCTACAGAAGATGTTGAAAACAAAATGAATGAGGTAAGAAATCTAAAGAAGGACATTGAAGGACTTGATGTTAAGCTCCGTGCTTTGAATGATTTAGATGAGGACGAATCTAAGAGTGACTCTGAGGGGAAACCAAAAGATAAAACGGATAAACCAGCGGATAAATCCAAAGATGAGTCTGAAAATACTAAGCAGGGCTCAGAAAAAAGGGATGAAGAAATTGATGATAACTCAGACGATGACTATGTCGCCGAGGATGAACTTAATGCAAAAAAACAAAATGAAGAAAAAGGTGGTAAAACAATGGCTACAAACTTAACTGCAAAGCAAAAAGAAGAAAAGAAGGAAAACCGTACACGTTCAATTGAAAGCTACATCCGTTCTCACGGTACTGTCCGAGACACTGGTTTAGTTACTGGCGATATTGGACCAATGATTCCAGAAGAAATCATCTACAATCCAGAAGCAGAAGTTAACTCGGTTGCTGACCTATCAGCACTGGTAACTAAGACTCCCGCTACTACTGCCTCTGGTACTTACCCAATCTTGAAACGTGCTACTGCTGTAATGAATTCAGTAGCAGAACTGGAAGAAAATCCAGCCTTAGCTAAACCAGAATTCGAAAATGTTACTTGGAAAATTGCTACTTATCGTGGAGCTATTCCAATTTCAGAAGAATCAATTCAAGATACGCAAGTTCCTTTAATGCCAGTTATTCAAAAGAACGCTAGTGAACAACGTTTAAATACTCTTAATAAGGCTATCAGTGCTAAGTTAGTTACGTTTAACGCTAAAGCTTCAACCGCTGACACAGTAGCAGATGACTTAAAACACGTTCTTAATGTTGATTTAGACCCTGCTTACGATAAATCTATTGTCGTTTCACAATCAGCATACCAAGTTCTAGATACATTGAAGGATAAAGAAGGACGCTACTTACTACAAGAAAGCATTACAGCAGCTTCTGGTTTAACTTTATTTGGTAAATCAGTAGTTGTAGTTAATGACGAATTACTAGGTAAAGTTGGAGAAGCTCATATCTGGGTTGGTGATTTAAAGCGTGCAATTCTTTATGTTAACCGTGTGGATACACAAATTAGCTGGGTTAAGAATGAAATTTACGGTCAATATCTCGGACTAGCAATGCGTTTTGATGTCGAAGTTGCGGATAAAGAAGCTGGATACTTTGTTACAGTCGGCGCTGGTGAAGTGTCAAAATAGATGCCCCATCTGGAGCAAGTCCAACTCCTACTGAGAATGGGGCTATAGTTAGTGGACAATAAAAAATAGGAGGTGTCATAGATGGCAGATAGAACAAATCAAACATTAATTGCTTACGATAAAACAGGGGCAAAAGTTTCAGAAGGTGAAAAAGGTACTAAACAAGTTGCAATTACAGGTTTAAAACCTGGAACAGCAGTGGCTAAAGGTGATTATCAAGTTGCTTTTACAGATGGAACTAATACGTCTGATAAAGTGGATGTTCCAGCATTTACAGTATTAACTGCAACAGTACCAGTTACTGGAATTACACTTTCACAAAAAACGGCAACAATGAAAGTGGGAGAAACTAAGATAATTACAGCAACGGTTGCTCCAGAAAATGCTACAGATAAGACAGCAACTTATAAATCATCAGATGAAACAATTGCAACAGTAGCTTCCGATGGAACGGTAACAGCTGTAGCTGTTGGTACGGCTGACATCACGGTAACTACAAAAGATGGTGGTAAGACTGCCAAGTGCACTGTAACAGTCACAGAGGCAGCTGCATAGGAGGTAGTTTCAAATGGCAGTCACAGCTTTAGAACTAATGAATGAGCTTCATATTGATACTGATGACGTAGAAACTAAAACAGTTCAAGGCTTAATTGATTATGCAAAAGAGATTGTAACCGACAGCGTAACTGATGATCTAACAACTGAACAACTTGAAACGAAGTATCCAAAATTGTTTGACTTGGCTACTAAAAACCTAGCTACGTCGATGTATTACGACCGTGAGTTGACTAATGGAACGTCTAAAGGGTATCAAATGGTAATTATCCATCTATCAGCTAAAGTTGACATAGATGCTAAGAATAGTGGTGAAGATAATGAAGTTTAAACCATCTGATTTTAACCGTAAAATTGCTTTTAGAAAAACAAAAGATGAATTAGACAAATCTGGTAACTTTTATGTTCCGACACTTATACCCGAATTAAGTCTGTGGTGCGCTCCGCGAACTAGAACGCTTAACCAGCAATATCAAATTATGAAGACGGAACTAGAAGATACTATTATCGTGGTTATTCGTCATAATCCTAAGGTTAATGAAACTTACGAGGCTGAATATCGTGATGAACTTTATGATATTGTCTCAATCAGTACAGATGATACTAACCAAACGTTTGCCTATGACTTTATTACTCTTAAGAAAGTTAAAAAGGCAGGTGCTTAACATCAATTACGTTGATTTTATGGAACAGTGGCTTAAGCAGGTTAAAAAGATATCTACAAGCATGTCTACCAATGATAAAGCTAAGATAACTAAAGCTGGTGCTAAGGTTTTTAAGAAAGAACTAGAACGTGAGACACGTGAGAAACACTATTCTGGACATGATGATAAAGTTTTTGGGCACATGGCAGATTCAGTTGTGATGAAAGGAACCAATATTGACAACATCAAAGATGGCACTAGTATTGTTGGATTCGATCACTACCATGCTAGCAATGCTAGGCGTTTAAATGATGGCACTAAGTACTACGTTGGTGACCATTTCATCACGAACCTTAGAGAACGAGTAATGCCGAAGGTGCTAGAGGCTGAAAAGGAGGAGTATCAGAAGATTATTAATAAGCACAAGGAGGTTTAATGATGGATAATTCCGTACTAGAGGTTAAGAATATTCTTGATCAAGCTAACTATGATTGGCTTTCTGAATGCTACGTTAATTATTTACCAAAGAGTGCTCAAGATGATACTAGCAGAACCATTGCTTTGGTCACTTCAATCAGAGAAGAACCAATTCAATATGGTAATAACGTGTTTAATGGAATTGAGAACGCTGTTCAGGTACAAATATTCTTCAAGTATCAATTCAAAGATTCAATTCAAAAGAACGACATTAAAATTATGCAACTGTTTTTAAAGAACGGTTGGAAAATAGACGATTCAAAACCAATTTATGCAGACCCTGACACTAAACAACTAGTCAAGGTCTTTTATTTTACTCAAAAAAATTATATAGGAGGTAGTTATTAATGGCTACAGTAGGTTTAAAGCTAGTAACACTAGCACTCAAAGACTCTGAAACAGGGAAAATTCTTACAGGAGAAGATGGTTTATCAGAAAATGGGTTGCTACCAATTACCACCCAAATGTGGGGTACTAAAACAGCTAATATTACGAATATTCAAGAAGCCGGAAGCATTCAATATGGTAATAATGTTGGTGTATTTGTTTCAACACCAAAGGGATCGCCACAAGTAGCACTAGATTTTAATAAACTCCCATTTGAAGTAACGCAAAAAATTGTTGGACGTAAACAAGACCCAGATACAGGAGCTTGGGTTGAATCTGGTAAACATCCTTCAGTTGCTTTACTTATCGAGAGCCAATCAATTGATCGCATGTATCGCGTATTCTATGGCTTTGGTAATGGAACAATGACACAAGCTTCCATCAACAATGGAACAGATACTAACGCCGAAACAATGGCAACCGATGCTTTAACTTATCAAGCATTGTCTACACCAGAGTTTGATGGAGAATCACTCGCTATGTATTCTGATGTTTCAAAAGCATTCGATGAAACTAAGATGAAGCAACAAGTATTTGCAGGTTACGTAGACCCAGCGTCAAAACCATAGCCCCGGCAGGGGTTACGGTTACCCCTGAAGTAAACGGGGCGCTATTAAAAGCTGAATAAATAACTATAACTCGCCTGAGAAAGTAAACAATACCGTAAGGGGCGGGTTTTTAATTTAAGGAGAAAACAAAGCTATGAAAATTGTAAACATCAAAATTAAAGAATTAGGCATGAAGAAGGCTGTCAAAGTTGCTCAAAGTGTAGCAAATACAAAATTGATTAACTCAATTCAATTGACTTTGCTTAAATTACAAGATGATCACTCAGACGATATGACTGAAATTGAACAACTTGAACATGAGGCACAATTATTGAATGAAATTGAACAATTCTTCAAAAACTTCTTAAAGCTAAGTGATAAACAGATTGAAAAGGCAGAAGAAGAGCTAGACCCAGAGGAATTATCGTTTGCAATTGGTGAAGCTACTGCGCGTTTCCAAGGTGCTACTGACAAAGATATTCAAAAACTTCGTGAAGGCATGAAGGCAGAACAAAAAGATTTAGAAGACCCTTTAGCAGAAGAGAACGACTCCGACAAATCCGAATAGAGATTTTTAAAAAAGAGCGTTCCATTGATAATATGAATTACTTTTATAAACAAATGCTGACGGAATATCATCTATTGCCAAAAGATATAGATGGACAAGATTATTTTGAGTTTTTAGAAGTAATAAATGCTAAAGCACCAGAGGACCAAATGGTGGATTCAATGGAAATCTATAAACAAAATTCTTAAAGAAAGGAGGATAAAAATATATGGCAAGCAAAGTTGATTCAATTATGAGTACTGCCGTTGCCTTGGAAACTCTTAAGGCTTCTAACAGTATTAACTCTTTGACCAAAGCTGTTAAAGGCTCTACATCGGCTTGGAAGGCTCAAGAAGCACAACTAAAATCTAGTGGTGATTATCTGAAAGCTAGTGAAGCCAAGTACGAAGGTCTTGGAAAATCTATAGAAGCTGAACGAAAGCGTATAGAAGTTCTTCAAGAGAAGATGAAAGATTTAGATCAGACCACTCAAGATGGCGCTAAACAGGCTGTAAAATACGGTACTGACTTAGATAAAGCTACCACTGCCTTAAAGTCCATGGAAGCGCAACAACAACGCGCTCATGAAGCTTTAAAACGTGAAGAAAGTGGTATCAACAGCCTTAATTCATCCATGCGTCAACGTAACTCGCTGTCAAAGGCTGTAACAGATCGTTTAGAAGCTGAAGGGAAGCATGAACAGGCTCTTAAAGAGAAACGGGACAACGCTCGTAAGTCTATTGATGATACTAGTAAAGCTTTGAAGAAAGAAGAAGCGCTCCTTAAAGACTTAGAAAAGAATAACGGTAGTGCAAGTGCTATCAACAAACAGAGAATAGCTGTAGAAAAACTTAAAACTTCTATGGCAGAGTCTAAATCTTCTGTTTCTAAGTTTGATAAATCAATCAAAGAGTTAAACCCGTCGCCTATTCAACGTTTGGGCAAATCATTTAGTAGATTAAAAAAAGAAGGAAAAGAAACCCATTCAATCTTCAAAAGTGTGTTCGCTGCCAACATAGTTAGCAATATTTTTACTAATACACTAGGCACAATCTCTACTAAATTACATGATATGTGGTCTAATTCTATGGAATATGCTAAGGCACAACAAACCATGAACGCTTCTTGGTTAACCTTAACAGGGAATGCCAAAGAAGGCCAAAAAATGGTGAACATGACTAACGACATGGCGGCTTCTTTTGCTAACTCAACTGACATGGTTAATGACTTAAACCAGAAGTTTTACTCAATTAGTGATTCCAGTAAGACAACCAAGCAGTTGACTACTGACGTTCTAACTCTTCAAGATGCTTTTGGTAAAACCGATGATGAAGTTAAAAACTTCTCTACACAGTATTCACAGATGATGGCTAATGGTAAAGTTAGCGCTCAAGATATGATGTCGTTTGTTAACGTATTTCCTAAGATTAGAACTGAGTTACTAAAAACCGAGCAGAAGATTACTGGTAACCATGATCTATCTATGAAACAGCTTAATGATATGATCTCAAATGGAGAAGTATCATCGAAAACTATGCAAAAAGTCATGGACAGCATGCAGAAGAAATATTCTGGTGCAACTGCTAATTTTGGTAAGACGTTCGATGGAATGAATCGGACAGTTAACGCACGTGTTCCAGCATTATTAAGCGCGTTTACAACACCACTTCTTAAAATGAGAAATCCATTCTTAGGTACTATTTCTAAATGGGTTTCAGACCCTAGGACAGAAAAAAGCTTCGGTAAATTAGGTGATACAGCATCTAAAGGGTTTGGCACAATTACTGACGCCTTTTCGAAAGCATTAAATTTCAAAGGTGGATTTAATTCCGACAAGATTTTTAAATCAATCTCAAAAACGATTACTAGCTTATCCAGTACCATCGCTAAACATGCTAAAGATATCATAGGCTTCTTTAAAGGCTTATGGGATGGAGTAAAAATCCTAGGTAGCATAGGGACAGGTTTCTTTAAGGGATTAATTGGTGGTTTAAGCGCAGTAGTTAAACCATTAGCAAAGATGGCTGGACATAGCAAAAAAGTTAAAGGATTATCTGGCGCATTGGGTGAACTTTCTAAACATAAGCAAGGACTAGAGACACTCGGCAAAATATTGGCGGGGGTTTTTATTGCTAAAAAAATAGCGGGATTTACATCAAGTTTAGTACACGCTGGTGTCAAAATTCGAGATTTTGCTAAAGATGTTAAGGAAGATGCTAGATTAATTCGGGATAGTTTGAAGTGGACAGCTAATGTTAGTAAAAAAGCTGCAACTAAAACTATTTCAGTACTTTCAAAGACTGCCAAAGCAACAGGAAAAGGCATTGGAAAGGCACTCAAGTTTACAGCCAAGGTTAGTTCTAAGGTCGCAACAACTGCTTTGAATGGATTGAGAAAAGCGGCAAGTTTGACTGGTAAAGCATTCTTATCAATGGGTAAGTTTATGTTAGCCAATCCATTTGTAGCGATTGCTGCTGCCGTAGTTGGCGTAAGTGTTGCCTTATATGAATTATATAAGCACAATAAGAAATTTAGAAAGTTTGTCAATGGAATCGCGAAAGCTGTTTCCAATTTCACTAAGAACGCTCTCAAGGGAATTAAAAAATTCTTCAGCAACGTGACAAAAAGCTTTTCATCATTTGGTAAGTCTTTTAAAAAGGCCTGGAATAACACATGGAAATCGGTTAAGAATTTTTTCTCTGATATTTTTAATGGTATCCACAAAAAGTTCAAATCTTGGACCACTGCAATATCTAAAACATGGACTGGTTTCAAGAGTTGGTTCAATAAAAAGTGGAAAGGTATGTGGAATGGTGTCCGCGATTTATTCGGTGGAATGACTAAGGGCTTAAGTAAGACTTTTAGTAATTGGACTTCTGGAACTGTGGATGCTCTTGGCAGTTTTGGCAATAAATTTAAATCTGGTTGGAATGGACTTGTTAAAGGTGTTAAGAATATCTTCAGTGGTTTGTGGAAAGAAATGAAAAAGATGGCTTCTGATGGTATCAATGGCGTAATTGATATCGTTAATAAGGGAATTGGTGGTGTTAACTGGGTAATCAATAAGTTTGGTGGTTCAAAACAAACTATCAAGCCAATTGGTCATGTTAAGTTTGCAACTGGTACTGGTTCTCTTGGGAGTTCTAACTTTAGACGCGCTATTAATTCAATTACACCTGCGATCGTAAATGATGAAGTTGGCGCAAGCAACCCGGAACTTATCTTTAGAAAGGCAACTGGGACTGTTGAGTATTCTAAGGAAAAGAACGCTGAAACTATGCTATTCCCTGGTGATGAGGTTGCTAATGCCACTGACTCAGCTAAGCTAGCTCCAATGTTAGGAATCACACACTTTGCTGGCGGTGGAATTGGAGATTTCTTTGGAGGAATTATTAGCGGAGCTAAGAGTATCTTTAAGAAGATTACTGGTGGCTTAAAAGGACTATTTGATGTGGGAACTAAGATTATATCTAACCCAGGTAAAGCATTGGAAAGCTTAATGCCATTCTCTAAAGGTAATACAAAGGGGTTCTTTCCAACAATAGCTAAAGGTAGTTTCAATTTTGTTAAGAAACAAGCTGGAAAATGGTGGTCTACATTATGGGATATGGTTAGTTTAAGCGGAGATGGTAATGGTTCATACGGTGGAGGCTGGCAATCACCAGGCAGTGGCTGGACACACACTGATGGGTTTGGTTCACCTCGTAGTGGTGGTGTTCATGATGGAAATGACTTCTCTGCAAGAGTAGGAACTGCATTCCACGCTATGCACGGTGGTACGGTTATCCGTGTTGGTGGTGCTCCTGCTGGCTGGGGCCCTGTTGGTTATAACATTGTTACAAGAGATTCGACTGGTAAAGAAATTATTTATCAAGAATTTGGTAACGCAAAAGATGTTAAGGTCCACAAAGGACAAAAGGTCAAAACTGGCGATACACTGGGCGTTCTAGGGCGTTCTGGATTAGGGACGGGTCCACATTTACACGTTGGTTTAACAAACGGTGGTTCAGTTTGGGGCAGAAGTGGTATGAGTACCAAAGGATGGTTAGATATCACTAAACAACATGGTAAAGATAAAGGCTCTGATACCGACAGTGATACCAATAACTCACTCCAAAAGACTATCAAGAAGCAAGTTGGTAGTGGATTCTGGAAGACCATTAGTAAGATTGCCAGCATGTTTGGTGACGATGGTGGAAGTGGTGACCCAGGCGGAGCTGGTGTACAACGTTGGAAATCTGACGTTAAAAGTGCATTGAGCAAGCTTGGGCTTTCAACCAGTGCAAGTATGGTTAGCCGAGTATTACGTCAAATAAATACTGAATCTGGTGGTAACCCTAAAGCTATGGGTGGTACTGATGGTTTAGCTGACGGACATGCAGAAGGATTGATGCAAGTTAAACCAGGGACGTTTAGTGCCTATCATTTATCAGGGCATAACAATATCTGGAACGGATACGACAATATTTTAGCTGGCTTAAACTACGCAAAGCATCGGTATGGTAGCGGATTGAGTTTCCTTGGTAACGGGCACGGATATGCTAATGGTGGAATTGCTAATACTCCATCTATCTTTGGTGAAGCAGGCCCTGAAATGGCTATCCCACTATCTATGACGCGTTCTGATAGAGCTAACCAACTATTGGGTGAAACTATTGTTCATATGGCTAAAAATAATCCTGATCCATTACCTACTAGTGTTAACAATTCAACCGGCAGTACAAAAGAATTGGATGAAGTTAAAAAGTTACTAAAAGATGCAGTTGACCAACTTAGAGACGTAACTCGAGCTATTTATGATACGGCTTTAACTCCGCAAACTGTAACAGATGTTGTCAACAAACGAACTTTAATTAATAAAACTCAATACAATAGAAGTAGAGGATTAGGAGGTATCTAATGCGAAAAGATGAATTTGATTATCGGGGAATTTTAAGTGGGCAAGATTTACATTTAACGGTTGGACAAGTTGCGTTACCTATTGCCCCTAAAATGAGCGAACAAACGCAAGAAATACCCGCAAAATATGGTAATCAATATCTCGGAACGTCGTGGTCTTCGAAAGAAATCCAGATACCGATTGCCGTACAAGCTCAAGGGGATCAAGAATTATATCTTCAATTAATGCAGAATATTTCTAACGTACTAATTGAAACAGATGACGACCCGAGCATCGAATATCCATTGCGTTTTGGATGGCAACCAGATGTCACTTACTGGGGGCACTTCACTAGCATTCCACAACCAACATTCATCAGTACAGGCGTGTTTGATACAGCTTTCACGCTTGTATTCACGATGAGCGACCCTAGGGGATATTTACCTAAAGAAAGCATGACAATCGACCCTACTAAAGAAAATGTAATCACTCCAAAAGGGAACGCAAAAACTGAACCTATTTTTACCATCACACCTAAAGAACCTCTGTACTATTGCGGATATGTATTAAATGAGCAAATAATGGCAATTGGTTCAGACGATCCTGTAACTGATGCGCCAGAGTATACTCGAGTTCTTTCAGACCCGATGAATACAATGGCAAGCTTTACTACTGAAGCGAGTATTTTAGCTCCAATCAAAAGTAATAAAGTATTCCATGCTCAAGGTAAAGCGGAGAGTAACGGTAGTTCAATCATTGTCACACCATTAGGAGACGGAACTGGTAGACGTTATTTCGGAGATGATACAGTTGGGGATTGGTACGGACCCGTTTTAGCTTATAAGAAAGGATTAACCAAAACACTTACCGATTGGCGAGTCACTACGTATATGCACCATTCAAAATTCCGTGATAATTACCACTCAAGACGAGCGATTGCTTCGAACGAGTTACTTTTATTAGACACGAATGGTCAAACAATCGGACGGATTGCTATACAAGACATCTTAGAAAACATGTCGCAACGCCCTAGGCTTCAAGTCCAATTAGTTCGCTCTGGGGGAAGCTTTAGTAACGAAAAAGATGTTCATACAATTATTGATACGGTAGGAGCTAATTCTTTTTATATCAATAGGTCAAATATTACAGTTAAAATCACTTACAAAAAAGATGTAACAGTCAAGAAAATGGTTAACGGAAAAACAATATACCAGCGCCATAAAAAAGGTGATACAGGTTATGTAAAAGATTATGATAATTCAGGATTGTTCAGTGATTTCAACGGAAAGATAACGTTAGAGAAGCGAGGAAATGAATATAATCTTTATATTGATAGAGAATACGACCCTAAATCTGTAGTGACTAAGAAAAATGCTTATCATTTACACGAAAAATGGATTGATAACTCACATGTCTTTGATAAATGTTATGTAAGTTCTTTCGCTATTGCATTTTTAAAACATGCTATCGAAGATGATGAAGCGGGCTATAAATATCATGAACCCTATTTATCTAATTCTGGTGTGACAATTGATGAGATTAACACATCCGATAAAACAAGGAAGCCTATAGCATTGGCAGGTCAAAAAATAGAAATTAATACCGCCTCGCAACAGGTAACTGTAGATGGAAAAGTATGCACGCAGATTGACTGGAGTTCTGAATATCCGTTGCTTTATGGAGGAAAACCGAACCCGATAATGTTTAGTGAAAACTTAGCAGGTTCGGAAATTATAGAAACCGATATCCCTAAAATTAAATAAGGTATCGGTTTTTTGTGAGGTGAATTTTATGAGTTTAGACACTCAATATCTGATTTTAGATAAACAATACAAACGTATTGGTATGCTCGATTATGAGGGAGCAACTCCATACTATAACGATGCAATCACGGTACAGATTGCCGATTCAGACAATACTAGCACCGAACCAGTTGCTTATGATAATTGGAATGTGAACAATGACCCTAACGCCAACTCGAAAAACTGGAACCATACCGGTGAAATTACAGTAGCTCAAGGGTACCCCGATAGTGACAAGATAGTAGCTGGAAACCATATTGCTTACTATTCAAAATCGTTAGGTCACTGGTACATCATGACTATTATCCAAACCACGGAAGATGGTTCAGATACTTCTGGCCGGCATGTAACGGTTGCACAGCTTGAAAATATTGCTATTACTGATATGAATAATTTAATCCCAATGAAGCAAGACGAGACAAGCGTAACAGTTGAAGATGCATTTGGCTATTTACTGAAAAATAGTGGATGGATAGTTAAAAACCAATCCAAAAGTGCACTAGCAATCGACTTAAGTTTTGATGGACAAAATAAGGCTCAAACATATCTACAGCAATTTTTAACAGGATATAATATTGAATTAGATGCTTACGTGGAAGTTAATGGTGAAGGAACCATCACCCAAAAAGTATTTGAAATTAGAGATGAACTAGGCAAGGACAATGGAACTCCTGCTTATTATGGTAAAAATATAACCGGAATTACTAGAAATACAGTTTTTCAAGATGTAATTACTAAGTTACATGTAAAAGGCAAGGATGAATTAACTTTTGCATCCGTTAATGATGGAATGGATTTCATTGTCGATGATGACGCTAACCAGAAGTATAACCCTTGGTATAAGACAAGCTACCTTGAAGGTTTTATTGAGTCAAGTGATATTGAAGACCCAAATAGTCTAAAAGATTGGGCTAAAAAGATGTTACGTTTGTATAATCACCCGAGAGTTAACTACACAGTCGATTTAACAGCTGATTTTCAAGCAGAATTAGGTGATACGGTTCGGGTAATTGATTTAGAAATGGAGCCTGAACTGACGGTTGAATCTAGGGTGATTCAGCGGACTTTTTCTAAAGCGGATTATACGCAGAACAAGATTGTACTGGGTGAATTTGTCACTATTACACCAGTTACACCGGACTATATTAAAGACATCGAAGATCGAATCAGAAAAGATATCAAACAGCTAATAGAAGATGTTAAAAATGGTAAGAAACAAGTTACGGTTGTCTTAAAAACACCGAATGGAGTAACTTGGGATAAATCGACCCCGACTAAACAGTTAATAGCACAAGTGTTTGCAGAAGGGACTAATTTAACAAGCTATTTTAGTCAGTATGCTTATACTTGGACAAAAACAGATTTGTCTGGGAACCATGATATCGAATGGGAAGAAAGCCATAAGGATGCTGGTAACGTCATTAATTTAAGTAATGGAGACGTTGGTACATTTACTGTACAAGTTAATGGTGATTTCTTAAAAGAAGATGCCAAGGCTACAATCAGTTTTGAGCATGAGGTTGTACATGAATTTAAGAATGCTAAATTACCTACTGACTTTTGGGGTAAGAAAGTTGGAATTCCACAATACATTATGTGGGTTCCTGAACTACAACAGTTTCTTATTTCTTCTGCATATGATGAAGATGATCCGGGCACGGGACAGCGAAGTAATGTAGACGATGTTAAATTTCATTTGTTTGATAAAGACGGTAATTTAAAAAGTTCAATGGTTGCACAAGGCGCAGGCCATGGAAGTAGCTTTGGTTATAAGCTGGTTAATAATGTTCCTGAAATCTGGACTTACTCAGAAGATAACAATGGCAAACATGAATGCGTAGCTAAGATACCATGGCAAGCTAATAAAGTTGTATCTCAAGGAAAAGGTATCACCCCATTGGCTTCTTTACCTAAATCAGAAAATAGGATTGCACGAAGGATTTCTTTAGATACAAAAAATGGGGATTGGGTAGTTGGAGTAACACTGGGAGGATTAATTGAAATTGTAGCTGTAGAGAGCGTTAATGCTGGAAAGTGGGAACCTACTTATAAAATGCATGTACAAGATTTTGGTTTTAACCCAATTGGAACAGGCAAAGAAGGTAATACCACCATGCAATCACAAGGTTTAAATTTTCCATACCTAGTGCTCAATAGTGGATCACCAGATTCAAACGAACAAGCAAGTGTGAAAATTATTAATGTAGTAACTCAATCATTAATCGATGAACAAGAAAACAGCTGTACTCAATTTGATATTAAGTGGCTAAAGGAAAAAGCATTTGAACCCGAAACTGTATATTTGACTGATGAGGATAATAAAATTTATCTTTATCAGTCATTTTTAGCTAGGACTAATGAAGACAATACCAACGGTTCTATCTGGCTTTATTATCCATTATATAAAACAGAAGTATCTGTGAGGGATGATTCGCAAGATGACATAACATATACAGATACTGAAGATACGCCAGAAATTGGAGAGGGGGAACAGTAATGATAATTGGCTCTGCTACAGCTAATATCGATGACAACTTGAAGAAAGCTGATGATGCTAACGATGCGGCTGCTGTAGCAAATAACGGTGTTAAAGACATCAACAGTGACAATAAATTAACGCCAAACGAAAAACTTTCGTTGAAACGTTTGTATGATAGCGATGTATTAAAACATGACTTTGATATTAAGCAATTAACCTCAATGAGTTTGCCGACTGCTGATATTGATTTAGCATTAAGCAATTTAACTACTTTTACAGCAAAATACTTCGTCAATATGGATATTACCGAAGAGGTTGACCGACAGGCTTTGAATAAAGTTTTTAACGATTTTGATAATGCTGACAAAGCCGTGGAGGGTCTTTTCAACGACAAGGTTCAACAAGTAGCGGACAATGCTAAAAAAGCTGGAGATGATGCAAAAGAAGCCGGCGAGAAAGCACAAGAAGCTGGGGAAGCAGCAAAGCAAGCCGCTGGTCAAGCACAAGCAGATGCCACTCAAGCGAAAGCAGACGCAGCTACTGCTCAACAGAAAGCCCAGTCTAGTATTGATCAACTTAACGCTCACTTACCAGATATTGATACAGCATTAAGCACCGCTAACTTAGTTAAGCAAGATGTTACTAAGTTAAGCGATACTACAGAACAATACCACAACGAGTACACAACAGGTATTCAGAATGTGATTAGTACAGTCAACAACATGACGATAAGCAACCGTAACCTAGCGCTTGGAACCGCAACAGTATTCACAATGACTGGTGAGAATAGAAGTAATCAAGTGCAAGATGGTTGTTACGGATTTTCTAGCGTAATACCGTTTGGAACTGTAGTAACAATATCATTTGACGTATCATCTTCTACTGGTGTTGGTGATTTCACTATGCAATTCTATGGTGGTGAACCTGACGGCAAACCTGCAAGTAGCTGGCAAATTATTTCTGAGGGTAGCCTAGTCAACGGAACAAAACACATATCTGTTACTCTCACAACTGATAGTGACCATTTACATGTTCACCCTAGGCTAGACAATGCAACTGGAACAGTGACTATTTCTAACTTTATTATTTCTGAATCTTCAAAAGAAGTAAGTTGGTCGCCAGCGCCAGAAGATTTGGCTACAAGCTCTGAAATCGACCAGCTAAGCAATGCAATTAAGTTGAAAGCTGATTCTAGTGACGTGACATCACAAATCACGGTAGCCACTAAAGGTATTCAAAATGAAGTTGATAATAAAGTTACTGATTTAAATACTAAAATTTCTCAAACATCGGATGCTGTTCAAGTCCTAGCTAGCACATCGGGCAGTAAAAACCTTGTATATAATGCCACGTTTGAACAAATGACAAATGGCTTCCCTACTGGATGGACTAAGAGTGGTAATGCTTCTAATGAGATAGGATATGTTTCAAGTGTTCCAGTATCTTCGTATCAGGGTAGGACTTCGATTGGGATAAACACATCAAAAGAATTAGGCTGGGTAATGTTTGCACAATCAGACCCACAACCATTGCCGATTGATAATAGTGCGGATTCAGTGAACAATGTTTACAGTGCTTCAATGATGGTTAGAGTGTACGGTGACGGCGGGGCTAAACCAAATGGACGCGTACATGTTGTTTTGGCTTTTTATGATGCTAACAAAGCACGAATCGAAAGTAATTATAAAGGCGTTTGGTCACAAACCGCAAAAGAAAGCAACGAACAGTGGCAATTAGTTAAAGTTGAAAACTTAGCTCCTGTAGCAAACGCAAAATATGTAGCTATTCAAGCGTTCACTTATGGTTCACCGACACATGCAATGATTAACCAACCAATGGTTAACATTGGAGCAACGGTACAACCTTTTAAACCTGATATGGTCAATCAAGCTTCTATCACGGCTTCGATTAATAATATTAATTTAAAGGTTGCAAACTCAAATGGCTCTTCATCACAAGTAAATATTAACGATAATACGATTTTATTAGACGCCAATAAAATTATTATTAATGGTAATACAAGCATTCAAAATGGAACTATTGGTACAGCTAAGATTGCCAATGCTGCTATCAATACAGCACAGATTGCCGATGGATCAATTAATAATGCTAAGATTGCTAACGCAGCTATCAATGATGCCAAGATATCGAATCTGAATGGTAATAAGATTGTTGCTGGCAGTATTACAGCTGAGCAATTGAATGCTAATGATATTATTGCAAACGTTATTAATGGTAAGACAATTAACGGTATTACTATTACTACCCCTAACTTACAGTTGGGAACTAATGGTATTTTGAGTGAAGACTGGAGCTTAAATCAAGCCACTTCATTGTTTAATCCTAAGAAAGGTTCAGGAACAATGACTTTGACTCAAGGTCTTTTAGCTACCAGTGGTACACTATCACGCTGGTGGTCTAACGATGGTGGTTATTGGTATGGAATCGGCGATGATGGATCTAAGATTAAAAACGGTTCAAATCAGGTCGGTGACAATTACGGTGCCGGTTATGCTCAACACAATATTTTTGATTCCAAAGGTAACACTCTTTTAAGAACTTATATGGATGCCACTGGTCTATATATGAATAGTGGTGGTACTGCAGCCGTCAATACTGTATTAACACAGCAAGGGTTGACGACTACAAATATTAATGCCCTAGGTACTATTAATGGTGCTTCGTTAATTACAAATGGTTGGGTAGATGCTGGATTAAGTAATGGACATGGAGTTCGTATTGGACAGCAGACGATTCAGTCACATAATTCTCAAAATATATATTTCAATGGAGATGACAATAAACAAAGTGTAACTCTTCATGCGAAGGCTATTGTTCAATCATCACAATTGAGCCGAAAAAAAGATATTAAACCTTTAGACCCAGATTATGCCATGAAGGTTATCAGAGATTCAGATATGTACGGATATCGCTATAACGAGGAATCTCCAACCGAACCATTGCATTATTCTGGAATTATTGATGATGTCAATGGAATACCACAATTTAAAATGCCAGAAGAGTTTATTTCTGAAGATAGAACGGGGCGTAATGATGGTAACACAGTAGCTTTTCTTGTTGAAGCTCTTAAGCAAGCTGATAAAAGAATTGGAATATTGGAAGGAATGATGAATCGTGACTAAGGAAGAATTAGAAACAGAAAATCAAGAATTAAAAGAAAAGGTTAGTAATTTAGAATTTACAAACAAGGTTTTGGAAGATTTAGCAAATGTTAGAATACAAAAAATCAGTGATTTAGAAGTCGCAAACTCAACACTAAAGATTAAAATCAATGGAGGAAAATAACATGCTGCAAACAACTCAAAGTATTTCATTAAACGGCTCTTCAGTAATTGATGGTGCATCAGTAGTCAATTTCAGTACAAGCTTATCAGCAGATCAAGCTTATTCAAGTATTTCAATGCAAATTGTGGATATGGAATTGTATAAAGCTAATAAGGATAAAGTACGAGAAGATCGTGATACGTTCCAAAAACAAGCAGACACATTAGTAGATGGTTTATGTGCCTCAGAAGGAAAATAAAGATAGGAGTGATTTCAGATGAGTAAAGAACTGAATTATACAGAAGATTCACCTCGACAAACTAAGCTGGGAGACACAACTACTAAATTAAATTTAGCCTTAACTGAAAATGGTAATAACATTGATGTGACGGGCATTACTAATATTACGGTTAAGTTGGGAGATGCTTCAAATAAAGTGGTATCTGAAATTAGCGTTGATCCAACTAATCTGACAACTGATTCAGATAGTGTAATCACTGTTCCAATTGATAGCACCGTAATGAGCAAGCTCAAAGTTGGATATTATGGAATGGAGGCGTGGGTAACTAATTCTAAAGGAATTAACATTTTTCCCAGTGAGGGGGTGTTGAATTTTAATGTTAATGAATCTTATGGAGAAGCACTGTAGTTCTAAAAAGCTTAATGAAAAAGGGGTGAGAAGCATTGCATACGCTGTTGGGACTATCTTGGGGGGAATGGGCATCGATCATAACTGTAATTATTTTTATGGCAGGCATTGTTAGCCTGCTTTTTAAATACGTCGTTTTTGGTCCATTTCAAGACGATATAAAAGATTTAAACAAAAATTTTAAAACTCTCAATGATAATTTGAGGGAAATAAGAGTAAGCATCGAAGAGCTGGATAAGCGAGTAGATGAACACGATCGGCGATTAGATCGCCACCACGAACGAATTAAGGATTTACATTACAAAATATGGAAAGGTGGAAATAACTAATGAAAACAGTAAAAAATATCAACTGGCGTGATGGCAAGTTAATATCTGGATTGATTAGTTTAGGTATTGTGCTAGTACAACAATTAATGGTTGCATTTGGATTTACCTATCCAGTTGACTGGCAAAACATTATAGGGATTGTTAACACTGTACTAACCATTTTAGGGATGTTAGGGGTAATTAGTGATACAACACTTGTAAATAATTCAAGGGGGAACGATAACGTTGAATCTAAAAAATAAGCTAAGATGGATTATGGCAATTGTGACAACATTTTTGTTTGCGGTAGCTGTAGGTCAAAGTGCTAAAGCAAGTACAATCGATAACAGCTATGCTTTGAGTTCAAACCAAGGGTCATCGTTACGAACAAGCAACAACGTTGTTATTGCACATGCTACAGCAGTATATGCTCCTGCTAGAAACGTAGCCATTTTTGAAAACCGAACATGGTATAGTAACGGTGCATACGTTCAGTATATCGTTGGTGATGGTGGCAAGATTTACCGAGTTGGTGCCGAGGGATATCAAGCATGGGGCGCTGGTTCATGGGCTAACGCTAACGCACCAGTTCAGATTGAACTTGCACAAACGTATGATCAAGCAGAGTTCCGTAAAGACTACGTGACCTATGTTAATTTACTACGTTCTAGTGCGATTAAGTATGGTATTCCAACAGACGTTGATAGTTCAGCATGGCGTGGTGTTAAGTCCCATCTTTGGATTACTAATAACGTTTGGGGTGACCATACTGATCCTTATGGCTACCTTGCTAGTCATGGTATTACTAAAGCTCAATTTGCACACGATGTTAAATATGGCTTTAGTTCAAGTGGTAACAATGTAAATCCAACACCTACACCAACTCCAAAACCAAGTACACCAACTAATAAGAAGGCTGTTCACGTAACCTATGCCTTGCATCAAAAAGGCAAACAATGGTTAAGTCCAGTTAAAGACTTTGGCTCTGGTTCTAATGGATTCGCTGGTGTTCCTAATAGTGCTCACGATATGCTCTATATCAAGGTTAACCATGGAACTATTAAGTATCGGGTCCACACTAAAGAAGATGGCTGGTTACCATGGGTGCACAAAGCTAATAAGAATGACACCATTAACGGAGTTGCAGGCATTAAAGGGCACACGATTGACGGAGTTCAGATGTATTACACAACTCCTTCTGGTGAGACTTACCAGCAAGCTTACTACCGTTCACAAACAACTCAACGTACTGGTTACTTAGGAACTTGTGCTGACAATGGTTCAGTTTCTGGTTACGATAGCTGGGCTGGAGTGTTAGACGAACCTTTGGATAGGTTGCAGATTCATATTAATGACAATAGTAAGTATTAA